TCACGCCGCGTCAGGTCGGGTGAGACGGCCTTTATCATCACGGGTTAGGTTCAGGTGAGACATCGGCTTACGGGTTGATCGTGACATCTCTTTAATCTGCCAGGCGGTGACTTTGGTTCTGAGCCATTTATTGGGTCCACCCATGTAAGCGCAATCTGGCTCAGGGAAAGGGTTCTCGTTTGGGGCTCTTTTCCTGTAGCGTTCGAGCGTACGTGAGGAAATACACAGCTGCCCGCAGATGTCTTTAGTGCTCATCAGCTCAAATTTATTCGTTGCTTTGCTCATCTTCGTTCTCCAAGGGCCCCAACCGGGGCCGTTTGATAATTCTTTATCAGGACGCCTGGCCGGGAAGGGCACGCAAGCGGCGCATGCCTGTCATTGCCGTGGCCACATAGCTCGCCTTGCGGTTCACCACCTCCACCCAGACCTTCACGCCTTCAACCTTCACCGTATACGTCTCTTTCATCTTGCTGCGCCCATAGTCGCCGTATCTTTGCTGGTGGGCTGCCAGCGCGATGTCGCATGCCTGACGCGCTAACGGGGATTGCTGGTTACCTCGGTTAATCAGTCGCATGGCCATCTCCTTCGATACGCTTAAACTTGATCACATAGACCCATGGGTTAGCGCGCCAGCTGTCAGAACCGTAGATAGACCGCCATAACGCTGCGTAAGCCTCTTTAACGTCACGTGCCGAGGAGCCAGAAATTCCCTCCGAACGTGCGTCTTCCTCACTGATATCGTTCAGTTGCTCGACCCGTACATCGGTGATCTCCAGCAGAATACGGCTGGCCCAGCGCGGCATGTGGATGCTGGGTGTCCAGCGGACATCCTCTGCCGGCGGCACGTTCTCGTAATGAGTTGGAACATGCGCAGGGTAATTCGCGCGATAAAGTTTCAGATCCGGCGCGCTTGCTCCAGCCTCTGCCCACGTCTCCCGCACCCAGATGCGATCACCGACGACACCGAACGGGCAATGGATTGCGATATCTTCAATTTTCGGCAACAACAGTCCGTTAAGAGGCCTGCTTAACCACATACCGGATAAACTTCCGCTTAATGTTCCCTCTGGCTGCGGCTTGATGATCCGCCGCGTCTGCGTCTTCCGTCCATCGAGGATCGCCCGCACCATCTCACCGTTAAAAATCATTCCGCGTTCGATAATTTTCGTCATATCGTTACCGGGAGGGCGAACCCTCCCGCCTCCCTTAGGCCACATATTCCGGTTTCATATCATCGAGGGTGATGCGGTACTTATCGTGCAATTCATCACCCAAGTGCCGTTTAGCCGCCAAGAGCATCTTTTCAACTTCCTCGAAGCGTTCTCCCGCACCTTCCACTCCCGGTTTTGGAAGTGCTTTGATAGCTGTATCAACTTTGTTTTTCGCATTCACAAAGTGGTACCGGCGCGTAGCTTTGTTTTTCAGTTCGGTGTGCAATGCTGCACCCAGTACGGATTTAGAAGCATTGATGTCGTTTCCGACGGTAGTGGCATCGTCCAGAGTTTCAGCAGAATCAATCCGTTTACGGTATTCATCAGCCAAAGTGTCGATATTTACTGAGGACTGCTGCGCGTTCTGTGTGGTAGATAAGTTGTCATCAGTAATTTCAGTCAAACTTATGTGCTGCACAGGGGCAGGGTTCACCTCCCGCTCTTCACGGCGATCATCAAGTTCATCCGGTGTGTAAACGCCCAGAATCACATCCGGGCAGAACAGACGGGCCCAACGCTTCACTGCGAGATATGCAAGCTGCTGGCGCGGGTCCTCAGCCCAGAGCGTGGAGTTACGGGTGCGTGCCTGGGCAAGCAGTAAATCGAGTTCTCTCGGCTGATCTTCACCCTTCAGGGTTGCGCGAATAATAATGCCTATCCCGGCTTCGTCAGCCAGGGTCCAGCCCGGGACCCGGTACTCGCCTTTTTCGCCTTTACGAATATGGAATTTTCCAACAACTTTTTCCCATGGCCGGTACCACTTATATTCAAAGCGGCTGGCAAGCACGCCGCTACGCGATATGACGGCATTGACCAACTGCGCTTCGTACCCGAGCACACCATTAATCAGGTGCGTCTTCTGCGCCACAGCAAAGGGATTCATCTGCCATTGTGCTGCCTGCATCGCTACGGCCATGCAATCGGCCTGATTGCCCTGAAGATGCTTAGGAACTGTCGCGGTGCCCTGAGCCATAATCTGCGCAAAAGTGCTGATGGCGTTAAGGTATTGAGAATCGAACAGTGCCACGTTGGAATTAATAACGGTGTTCTGATCAGCAACGGTAACGTTGGTATTTTGCATATATCCCCCTTATGCCTGAGTACGCAGCGCTTCAAGGCGGCGCAGGTCGAAGTCGTTCAGTTCGTCGGTGTAATCGTCGATGATTGGCGCTGGCCATTCCCCTGTGTCGAAGCCGGTTGCTATAGCGCGCATTGCTTTTCGGTACTCGAGCATGCCCAGTTCCAGAAGGTCTGCGGATGCCTCGATGATGGCGATCCAGTGGTAGTTCTCGTCTTTGTTGACGAAAATCCAGAAGAACTGGTCCAGCGCCGCGGTTTCGCAGTACATGGCTGCGCTCAGGTGATAGTCGCGGTCAATGATTTCCCGGTGCAGTCTGGCGCGCAGGCTTTCCTGCTTTACGTTCCACATGCTGATAGTTTTCAGGTCTGCGCCGATACGCACACCGTCCAGGTCGATCTCGAGGTCCGGGCGCACACGAACTTCCAGGCCCGTCTCCTCGTCAAAGCCGAAGTAACTCACCTCGACGGCGCGGCTCGGGTGGGTCAGTAGCATGCCGGCGGTCGGGTGAGCCAGAAGCGCTTTTTGAATGTTCAGCGCGGTGCTCAACTGCTGGCGGGTGACCAGCACTTTCCCTTCCGGGTTATCGCGCCAGGCATCCAGCAGTTCGTCGGCAAACACGGCATCTGGTTTGACTGTCTTCACGGCCTGAATCAGATCGGCCTTCGTGCCAGAGACTTTCAGCGGTTGTGGCTTCTGTGCTTCTTGCGCGACCAGGTTAGGATTGATAATCGCCAGTTGTTCGAGAAGCGCGTCGCGGCTACCGCTAGTTTTAACCGGCGTCGGCAGGGTGGCGTTGTACTCTTTGATGCAGGCTTTCATTGCCGTTGCCGTCTGCTTCTGGTCTGCATCGATACGCTGGAAGTTAGCTGGCAGCGTCATATAGTTCTGCGCTGTTTCTTCCAGGCTAGCGCCCTGCGGCACCTGAACGGGCAGGGTGGCGTTGTACTCTTCCAGTAACACCTTGATGTCGTCGGCAGACAGCAGCGCCGGCAGGGTGGCGTTGTACTCATCGATAAAGCTGCGCAGTGTCGCCGTGGTGGTGAATGCGCCTTCAGGGATAACCGGTTCAATGCTGAACTCTGCATCCAGCTGTTCAGGCTGCAACGCCAGCGCATGCACTAAGTTGCCCATGTCGAGAACTGCGGAGCGCTCTTTGACGATGGTTTTTTCAACGTGGCGCGCATTGAAGTACATCAGGCTGACGCGGGCGTCTTTTACCTGCGTGCTGCTGATCCCGTTCGCTGCGTGATAAACGTTATTTGGTAAACCTTCATAACGACCAGGCTCGAAATAAGCAGGATATTCAACTGCTGGTTCATCCTGATGCACTTCTGGTTCGTTTTGTGCCGATTCTGGCTCGTTCTGCTCTACTAAATCAGGAATTTGGGTTGCATCATCCCGATCCTGGCTGGCAAGACTCGGCGCGCTGGTGGCCAGAATCTCAGCGGCAGACGGCTCTACGGTAGCTGGTTCCTTACCAGTGTCAGCACTGCTTTCACCTGGCTGCAATACGGCTTTGCCCGGTGACAGCGCATCACAAGTCGGTTCTTCATTACTGTTATTCTCTTGAACCTGCACATTGCTTGTGGTCTCCACTTCCGTTTTTTCTACTTCATTTGAGGTGCTCTGGTTGAGCAGGCCTTCAATGGAATAAATACCTCCACCGAGATTTTCAACTTCTGGCTGAGTCCGGGTGTTGACCCATTTCGGATCGGTTGGGTCACTGATGCCTTCGACATATTCGCCGCGCTCTGCTGCAAGCTGGCGGTTAATTTCTTCAACAGCATCTTTTTCTGGTATGTGGCGTGCAGCGGTTAGGGTTTCCGCTGTCGGGTTTGCGTGATCGCTTTCTGTCAGATTGGAGTTGATATAGCCACGCAAACGGTCAGGGAAATGCGCTAAATGTTCACCAGCTTCACGGATAAGCGCAAAAATAGCGGCACGGGAATAGTCCAGAATACCCGGTGTTGCGCGAAGTGCTGCGGACCATTCTTTGAATGGACTTTCTTTTTTCTTAACGATTTCTTTTGCGCGACGATAAACGCTGCCGGGTAATTCATAGATGTTGAAGTCCATTGGCAGGGTGGCAAGTGCGATCTCAATATCCAGAGAGTCCATATCGTGCTTGAGTGACTCGTTACGATCGGTTTTATTACCGCCTCCAGCGTTCGCGCCGTTTTCATTACGCTGAATAGCTGATACACGATTACCTTTGCACCACTCTTTAACCAGCAGGCCGCGATCCAAGTGGGACGTTTCAGCCCATACTTGCGTAAACTTCAAAATCAGAGAGAGTTCGTGACGTTTCTCCATATCAAAAACGTCTCTGACGGCTCTGGTGTATTTCCACAGAAATGGCATATCCAGAGTCTGGATCTTTTCTACGCTTGCGGCTGCCAGCAGCAGGTTCTGGACGTACCCGTTATCAGTGTCCATTTCCAGCGTGCTTATTTCCTGATACTCCGCCTGCGTGAGGTGATAGCGAAGTTCATCCGACGTAAGCTGCGACAGCAGCTGCTTGCGGAACGACATTTGCACGATTGGGTAGCGCGTATTTTCGTCGTCGCCTTCGTCAATCTTCAGATCAGAATTGGTCGGAGGAACTGCATCAGCCTCGTTAAAAGCCTGTTCGTCGACGATTTCACCAGTAGACGTGTCAACGCCATTAACGACCGTGGCTTCGGCCATTTCCGCTTTTTGTGTTGCAGGATGCTCGGGCAGAGAAACCCCAGGGATCTGCTCCCAGTTCATTTTGCCTTTATCGAGCTGATAATAATCACAGAAGGTAAAACTGATTTCGCCTTCCGGTGGAAGTTCGTTTACAACAGGGAAATTAGTTGCGACCGCTTTGTAATAGTCTTTAAATTTGCGGCCGGAATTAAGCAGTAAATAATCTAGGGTGGCATTAGCGGTTTCAAAGTCCTCGCTGCACCATAAAACTGCATCAGGCTGACCAGATTGTTTTTTTGCTCTTCGAACAAGAAATACTGGGTTCGTGTTAGTCATGACACATAATCCTCTTATCGTGTAGACTGGAGGTGCCTGAAAGACACCTCGTATTTACCTGGGGATGTCCGGTTCGCTTTGGTCGGTGAGACCGGACAGGCAGGCCCACTTCGGTGGGCTTTTTAATGGACAGTGATGAATGCACGCTCCATGAAGTTGCGCTTGTGCTGGCGATAGCTGCCGTGCCCGCTCTTTTCACCATCTTTAATTTTCACGGCCAGCAGGCTGATAGCCTCGATAGCGCAGTGCGGACAGTCGAACGAGTCAAGAACATAACCCCCATCAAGTACGACGGTGGTTTCGCCGTTTTCAGTGGTATGAATCAGGCCAGATACTTTCTTGTCGCAGTTGAATAAAGCGATGCTTTTGTTAATTGCTTTCAGATTTAATTCGACTTTTACGATTTCCATAGAATGTTCCTTTTGGTTTATTCAGGGTGTAAGAATCCACGCCAAATAAATGGCGAATTTTTTTCAAATTACAGGGCTGCTAATTACGCTTCGTGTGCCATCTGGTCTTTTTCAGCACACTGTTTTGAGCAATACTCTTTTTCTTTACGGGCAAGATTATTGCCACAAAAATAAAGCAAGGTGCGTTTAACTTCTTTCCCCGCTTCAAAAGGCTTGCGGCAGTATCCGCATTCTTTCTTCATTTCCGCTCCTTACAGGCTTGCCGGGATCTCGCCGTTACGAATAATTCCCTCTACAGGCCAGCACTCACCATTCACGTTTTGCTCGATAGCAGCTGCCTGGCACTGTTGCTGGTTGTCATATACATCGATTACTACATCCTGCGATTCACCGTTGAGGGAGATAACAGTCAGAACCAGTGCAAATAAAGTGTTCATTACGGAGTACCCTTTTGAGCCAGTAAGTAACAAAGCTGGCGGATTCTGACTGTAATCCAGTTGAGGCGAACGGCCTGCTGCTGTGCTGGTTTGCGTGCAAAATCAATCATCTCATCCTCTTTGCCTTGTCGCCGGCCAGCGGAACGTTTATTACCTGACAACGATGCGCTTGTTGTCGATGGAGATAACAATACAAATATTATTTACATCTAGCAAGCGGAATGAAATATAAATTTTCAATTAAGGGTGTGTCAATGCATCCAAACTATTGGATGCAATGAAAAAAAAGATGTGATTTTTACTTCTGAATGCTTTGGATGATGTTGGTAACGTCATCCTTGAGGAGATCTAACTCTTTAAGAGTAGCTTTTGCGTGAACGATGAGGCGAAGCTTTTCAGCTTCAGGCATCTGGTTGAATAATGAGAGCAAAGCGATTTCTTTTTCATCCAGTTGCCGTGGAGGTTTATGCATGCTCAGGTCATCATCACCTGCATCAGGCGGCATAAAAAACCAGTGCTCTGGTTTACCTGTGGCAGCTGCAAGGCGTTTCAACCTTACACCTCGAGGCGCTGACTCACCTTTAGCCCATTGCTGAACTGCCTGGGGAGTAACCATGGCTCTCCTGGCTATATCAGACATGTTCCAGCCGAATTCATCTTTGATGAGCTGAAGTCGGTAGGCGAACGCTTCATGAGGTGCTTTTTTCATGGCATTCATTCTACAAGGTAGCCTTTCATAGTGCATTGCAAAGATTTTTTTCATACATGATTGAAAATAATATTTTCATGCTGTAATCTCATTTTTCATTCACTGAGGGCTGGATATGACCAAATCAATTAAACAGCGAGTATGCGATGTCATGACTCAAACAGAGATCGCCAAGAATCTTGGCACAACTTCTCAAGCTGTAAGTCTGTGGCTGAACCATGAGGTTCCCGCGCATCGAGTGCTACCGATTTGCAAGTTGTTGGGATGGAAAATCACTCCGCATGAAGTACGTAGTGACATTTATCCAAATCCCACAGACGGGCTGCCAAAACAGGAGTCTTGACCATGCATGCCATTTCATATCAACAAAATACCGGATTAACTCCGGTTGCGATGATAAATCGCAATCAGCCAGGCGCGGCAGATAAGCACGAACAGATCCGAGACGCCGTTCGTGCCTGGGCTGCGTCACTGGATAAGCGGTTCTACGACCAGTTGATTACTAAATTCGACATTGAAGAGGCGTGGGCGGAGGCTCAGCTTAAACAGATAACAAAGTAGCGATCAATAAAATAGCTCATTATTCTATAGTGAGCTATTTACTTTTCCGGAAGCTGTGTTATTTTGGTTCTAACGATGGGCGTTGCATGTCCAGGGTATCGGCAGAGAATTTTCATTTTTCTGCCAGCTCACGATTGATAGCACTTCTTACAACAAGGCAGTAGGGATGGCACAAATTGCCATCAATAAGCTACATTTCCTGTTGATAACTTCGTATATGCACGTATAATGCCGCGCCATCGATTACCTTTCAGGTAAAAAAAGCGGATTTAAAATTCGTGATAATTTGATAAAAAAGTAGTGTTTTTCTTCTTGTGCGAAGTCGAATCTTTAGGTAGGTTGGAGTTGTAGCGCATTCAAGGCTCTACTAAGGAAATTTAATTTGAACAAAATACAGCCAGCTATTGTTTATACAATGACCTTTTTTGCAATCCCTGTATGGGGAATTTGGCTGCTTTCGCTCGTTAAATAACCAAACAACCTCACTCTATCTGATTTTTAAAGATTTTTCTCACCTTATCCATATAGAATAGCCCTAGAACTAACGATCTGCGCAGACGTTGGGTTGTGTTAATCTGGATAAGGTGCCTGTCTATAGACGAAACTTCAAATACTGCTTCTGGAACAAAAGTATGGGCTCTGACCATTATGGTCGGGATAACTATTGCAATAGTTAGCTTTTTCGGCTCCCGCTTGGTTAACCAAGTCGACGAAATGGATAAGGCTCTACAGGCTACGAGAGAAGTACAGGCTTCCCAGACAGAAATTATCAAAGGTCAGCAGCGGGATATTGATAACAATGGGAAAGAAATCGAGCGACTGAGAAATCAAGTCGATCGCCTGAAGGATGATAATGCTGCTCTTAAAGCGAAGGCGGGTATCCCACTAACGCTGAACAACAAGCCACCTTCGGGTGGCTTTTTAGTTTCTAGGCAATGGAAATCGCTTTGAGTATGTGACGACATCCCGGTGAGACCAGGCACACTTCCCTGGCGCGGCAAAGCGATCCCCATTGTGATGAAGCTCAGCGGCGAGTCATTGGGGATTGTCGAAGTGATTTTCCCCCGCAATGCTATAGTTAAAATGGCATTCGGTAATGCTCTCGATACTCAAAACACTGGGTGGGGATACACCCGCTTCGCAGAGACAACTGCATGACCCATGACCAGCAACTCATTGCTGGTCTTTTTTTTCCGCCATTAGCTCAACTGGAAAGAGCACGGAGCTTCTACCTCTGTGGTTCGGGGTTCGAATCCTCGATGGCGTACAATTAAGCACAACAACATTAGTTTACTGAAGGCTACCATCCGGCGGCCTTTTATATGCTCTTGACTATGCAAGCATAAAATAGTGAAAAATGCTTGCTATGTGTTTTGATTGCTGTTTATTATGCAAGCATATTTTACAGAAAGGTGCTTGCATATGTCAGACGATAAGAAAGATCCAAAGGGTAAAGCTAAGGGCGGGATTGCTAGGGCGAAGTCTCTTACTAAAGAGCAGCGTTCTGACATTGCCAAAAAAGCAGCGGCAGCAAGATGGAAAGACAAGCCGTTGAAAGCAACCCACAAGGGAAGCTTTATGGAAGAGTTTGGCATTGATACTGAGTGTTATGTTTTAGACAATGAATCTAAAACGGCTGTGGTAACTAAAACCGGGCTGGCAAAACTCATTGGTCTTGGGGAGCGAGTAAAAGATATCGACCGAGTTCTTAACGCTCAATATATGCAAGATTACGTAGACGCAGTTTTGCTTGAGAAAATGGAAAATCCTTATATTTTTCAATGGGAGAACGATGGCGCAGTACTCGGTTCTTTTACTGGCGGACATGGATATGATATTTCAGTAGTAATTGATATTTGCAAAGCCCTTACGGCAGCTAAAGATAGTGGCGATCTTCCAGCATCTAGACTAAATGCAGCTATGCAAGCTCAAGACTTAGTTAACTCGGCGGCAAAGGTTGGTATTACTAACGTTGCTTACGCTGTAGCTGGATTCAAACCTGAAGTACAGCAAGTAATTGATCTCTTCAAAGCATTTGTTAGGGAAGAAGCTAGGCAGTATGAGAAAGAGTTTCCCAACGAACTTTATGAGGCTTGGTACAAAATTTATCAATTAAACAAGCCAGGACGAGGGCGTCCATTCTTATTCAAAAAATTGACTATTGAGCAAATTTACAAGCCCTTGGCCAAAAGCGAAGGTAAGATTCTTGACCTTGCTAAAAGTAGCAAAGATGAATTCGGAAAACCCGGAGACAAGATCCACCAGTTCCTATCTGAGGTTGGCGTCAAGGCGCTCAAGCAGCAGATTGGTAAGGTTTTAGCGGTAACGACTCTATTTGATGAGAAAGACGCTTACGAATCTGCATTGGAAAAAGTAAACAAGTGATCATCAACGCGGCCACCGCGCCGGGTTTTTATTGTCTAAAGTATTTCCCAAGACTGCCGATAATCTTCGTTCTGAAATTGAAAAAAATAAATATCTGCATTCGTTGCCCGCTCCCGTGCGGGCTTTTTTTATTCCCCTCATTACTGAGAGGATACACAGCTATATGAGGGGAGACCTATGTCCGATCCATTTTCCGGCACAGGGCTGGCCGGTTTAGCTTTGACTGGAGCAAGTGTTTACGGTCTATTGACCGGAACTGATTACGGTGTTGTTTTTGGAGCATTTGCAGGCGCAGTATTCTACATAGCGACAGCAGCTGACCTGAGTGTGTTACGTCGCCTGGCCTACTTCTTCGTGTCGTATATCGTCGGCATTCTTTGTTCGGGGTTGTTGGGGTCAAAACTCACATCCTGGACGGGGTACACCGAGAAGCCTCTGGATGCTATTGGTGCCGTAATAGCTTCTGCGTTAGCCGTTCAAATCCTTACGTTCCTGAACAAGCAGGACATCGGCTCGCTGGTGGCGCTGATAACGCGCCGGGGAGGTTCAGGTGGTACTAAATGACCCAACAGCAACTATCAACGCGCTGCTCTGCGCCGGAGTTGTAATTACTCTGATGTTTTACCGCCGTGGTGATTCGCGGCATCGGCCATGGATTTCGCGTTTAGCCTGGCTGATTACCGTCACTTACAGCGCTGTACCGCTGGCGTACCTGTGTGGGATCTACCCGCATTCATCATGGGCCACCATTGCGGCCAATATCATATTCCTTTCCGTGCTGGTGGCCGTCAAAGGCAACGTTGCACGTCTGGTTGATCATCTGAGGCACTAATGAACCAATCACAATTTCAGAAGGCGGCTGGTATCAGCGCCGGATTAGCTGCGCGCTGGTTTCCGCATATCGACGCCGCCATGAAGGAATACGGCATCACCGCACCGCTTGATCAGGCCATGTTTATTGCCCAGATGGGGCATGAAAGCACCAGATTTACCCGACTGGTGGAGAACCTGAATTACGCGGTTGAAAACCTGGTACCGACGTTCGGCAGCCACCGCATCACTCAACAGCAATCCGCCGCACTTGGCAGAACGGCAACGCAACCGGCAAACCAGAAAGCGATCGCCAATCTGGTATACGGTGGTGAGTGGGGAAAAGAACACCTTGGCAATCAGGTCGCTGGTGATGGCTGGAAATATCGCGGTCGTGGGCTGAAACAGATTACCGGCCTGAGCAACTATCGCAGTTGTGGCCAGGCGTTGAAACTGGACCTTGTTACTCATCCGGAGCTGCTTGAAAAGGATGAATACGCCGCGCGCTCTGCCGCATGGTTCTATGCCTCCCGCGGTTGCCTTCTTCATTCCGGCGACATTGAGCGCGTGACACTGTTAATCAATGGCGGCCGCAACGGGCTGGATAAACGCCGTGCGCTGTTTAATCTGGCGAAATCAGTTTTGGTGTGAGGTGAGAGTGGGTATCGAAACGATAATCGGGCTGGCCGCACTGGTGATTTCCGCCATTGCAGGCGCTTTTGGCCTGGGCCATATTCGCGGCACCAGCAAAGCTGAAGCGAAAGCCGACCAGCAGCGCACCAAAGATAACGCAGCGGCAACGGTCGCAGCAGCCGAACGCCGGGTAGAAGCAACGAAAGAGGCCAGCAATGTACAGCAGACTGTTAACCATATGTCTGACGACGATGTTGATCGCGAGCTGCGGGACAACTGGACCCGTAAGGGTTGAGGTAGCCGATACGTCTTGCGACTGGGTTAAACCCATCTACTGCACAGCGCACGACTGGGATGTACTGGACAGGCAGACGAAGCGCGACATCCTGGCGCATAACAAAGCGTGGCAGGCGAACTGCAAGTAGGCCTTAATTGAAAGATAACTAAATAAATTTTCCAAATGGTCGTTATATAGAGAGTGTGTTTAATTAAGGGGGCAAACAATGCCTTTTCTCATGGTGTTCTTTGTTGTCATTATGGTGTTACTCCTCTGGAAGGCAGGAATACCCCAGGCTATCATTATGTTAATCATACCCATCATGTTTAGTACTTTGGGAGGTATGGTTGCCGCCGTGGGAGTAAGCGCGTTCGCTACACCTATTGTTGGAGTGCCTGTTGGAATCGTTGTATTTTTAATGTTGATGGGTAAGTTTTTATCCAGAAGGTAACCTAAATCCAATACTGAGGACAGGCATGTCACATGAATAGCTATGGCTTTCTTATGCGCATTCTTCATCTATTACAAAGCTCATCTGCTGGTTGCTAATGATGATAAAATGCAGAGTCCCATGGATTTTGGGGTAGGAAAAGCCTGGATATGATGCTAGAAATCATAACATTAAAAAGACCGTGAGATGCAGTATGAAAATCTTAGGATTGGATGAGTACAGAACCCTTCGTGAGGGAGGGACAATGAAGTATTTTGAACTGGAACGCATGCCTAACAGCACTTGGGTTGCCATTTTCGAAAGTTTGTTTGCCGAAAAGGATGAAAAGGCGTGGGTAGAGGGTTACTGCATTGTGACGAACTGCTCAAACAGTGAAGTATCCACCCGGTTCATATACTTGAAAGAAAAGTGCGAAGAAGCGAACTCTATATACAGGGTTAAGCATTCTGCACTATAACTAATTAAATAAACTTAAACTCCTGGTGATTTGTTTGCTGCCATTTTCACTTCTTTCAGAATTGAATTCAGGTGTATGAGTTAAAAAAGACTTTTGGGATATTAAAGGTAACGTAAATCACAGGCAAAAGATTCGTCAATGTGATTGAGTGTTCATGGGACTAACAATCTTCTCTTGTAAGGAATTATGTGTAGAAGGAGATTTTATGGCACAGCTATTGATTTTTGCTGATGATGAGCCTGCTAAGTTGCTGAAAATTCGAAGTTATCGGAGCAAGATTCTTTATCTGTATGCTAATGATGAGGTGAGGTGTTTGGATGTGGTGATTTTTTTTTCAACTTTTCTGAAAGGCGAAAGTGGAGCCATATTGGTGGCAGCCGACAGATACGTGAGCAGGAAAGAAATTATCGAGGCTTATGATGCTCTGATTGGTTGAAAGCAGCGAGACTGGCGCGTAGCAGTAGGATGGGGCATGCTTGGTTCTATACGTCAGTAGAGTGATACAGGAGTTCATATCGGCCAGACGAAGCGTGATGCTACTTTAATCCAGCGGGTGAGCGCTTAATATTGTTTGTCCCAACGGTTCGAACCCATTTCTGATTACCACATTCAAGCCACTGGCACTCGCTGGTGGCTTTTTTTATTGGAGTGAATAATGGCAAAACCGGACTGGGGAGAGCTTCAGCAACGGTTCCTGTCCGAACATGCCGCAACCGGCGTATCACCAAAGGAATGGTGTGAAGCGCAGGGACTGAACTACGCTACCGCCCGTCGATATATCAAAAAAACTTCTGCGCAAACTGCGCAAAAATCTGCGCAGAAAAAAGTGCGCATTGCGCAGAAAGAACAAAGCGCAAATGAGCTGATGGATGATGATGGACTTACTGCTCAGCAACGCTTATTTGTTGCGGAATACCTAAAGGATGGTAACGCCACACAAGCAGCTATCAGGGCGGGTTACAGCAAAAAATCCGCTGAACAAATTGGTTATCAACTCCTTCAGAAAACTTCAGTTGCCCAGGCTATTGCACAACAGCAGAAAGCCTCCATTGCGCGCACGCTTGGCGGTGCCGATGAAGTCCTCGCGCAGATGTGGCAGCTTGCCACCTTCGATGCAAACCAGCTATCGCAGTATCGCCGCGGCGCGTGTCGTTACTGCTGGGGATTCGGTCACCAGTACCAGTGGCGCGATATGGTGGAGTTCGAAGAGAAACGACTCGAAGCGCTTGAGCGGAAAAGTCGCGAGCCCGCTGATGTTGGTGGCTATGGCTATGACCATAATCGTGAGCCTAACCCTGCCTGCCCACGCTGTAACGGCGATGGTATCGGCCAGCCTTACTTCGCTGATACGCGTAAACTCTCGCCAGTCTCGCGACTCGCTTACTCCGGCGTAAAGGTCGGAAAGAACGGCGTCGAGATAACCGCTATCAGCCGTGAGCGTATGTTCGAAGCCGTAATGAAACGGCTTGGCCTGGCGGATAGCGAGTTCGCTCAGCGTCTCCAGCAGATCGAAATCGACCGCCGGCAGCTGGAGGTTGAGAAACTCCGCAAAGAGCTGGCCGGTGATGGTGATGGTGACGAACCGACCCCAGTTCAGATCAATATCAACGTAGTGGACGCGAGGGCGGAAGATGGGGATCAGCCCGACACTTAACATTCCTCAGGCGCGTTTCCTCGCGATGCAGCACAAATTCAAAGCCTACGTTGCCGGGTTCGGTTCCGGTAAGACGTGGGTGGGTTGTGGCGGCATCTGTAAGGGGATGTGGGAGCACCCTAAAATCAACCAGGGTTATTTCGCGCCGACGTACCCGCAGATCCGTGACATCTTCTACCCGACGATTGAGGAAGTGGCCTTTGACTGGGGGCTGTCGCCTTCGTTCATTGCACGGTAGAGGTCGAAATCACTCAAACGATAAGCGGGAACACCATCACGATTGATTTTCTCAGACCGAATGCAACCGGCACAGCGTACGTTTATTTTTTCTCTATTTTCCCGCAGACAAAGCCAGACTACGGGCTGGCTGTGTGGGATGCATCAGGGACGCTGATTTTAACAAACGAAACGCGCACGCTGAGCGATGTTGTCACCCTCGGTACCGCCGGGGTGGATGCCAGCTCAGGATACAACATCAATACAACTCTGGCGGGGAAGTGGGCCTGTATGCCTGCCATGCTGGGGCTAATTACCGGGGTTATATCGGCTGGCGGTCAGCCGCAGCCATACTCGGCCATATACAAGAGCATGGCAAAACTTGAGGGAAGCAATACGCGGATATTCGCCAGGCCGCAGACAACCCCCGGCGGCAACCTTCAGAACGTTACGTATTCGAATCTGAGGAACGTGATTATGGCCATTAACTGCGCCAATTATGATTGATCGTTTTGAACGATCAATTTCGAATAATTGATCTACCAAATCAATTATATCCCGTTGATTCATATTGTTATTGTGTAGCTTCATGAATGCCCTGGGATATAACCCCTATGAAAAATATGATTCTTTGCCTGGCGGTAGCGGTATTGCTCTCCGGTTGCGCTGGCGTTATTGAGAAGCAGCAACCCGTATGCACCGGAACAGCCCTGGTTGGCGGACAGGAAAGCAGCGTCCAGATCTACGGAGTCCGTAAACAAAACAATCAGACGCAGTACCGCGCCGGTTATCCCTTTAACTGGTCATGGGTGAGCGCCAACACGTTCACCAGCACCACCTGCCACTAACCCATTCAGTTTTGAACAAACCTCGCTCCGGCGGGGTTTTTTATTTCCTGGAGAAAACATGATTTATACCACTGGCACTATCGCCATCAGCGGAAACACCCTTACAGGTACCGGCACAAACTTCACTGCGGCTGGATCTCTTATTCGTAACGGCTGTACCGTTATTGCAATGACCAGCCCTGTGCAGGTATTTCAGATTACCACCATCGGCAGCGCAACAAGTCTCACCGTAACGCCAGCAGCTAACCCAACTGTTCCCGCTGGAACCCGGTTTGCCATTCTTCTGAGTGACAGTCTGAGCGTGGATGGGCTGGCGCAGGATATCGCTGAAACCTTCACGATGTACCAGCGCTACATGAGCGGGTTCGCTGATGTAATGAACGGGACATCTGATGTCACCATCACTATCAACGGCACTGCCGTCACCGTACCGGGCCAGAAATCACTGGCGAAGAAAGGGGCAAACAGCGACATAACCAGTCTTTCCGGGCTGACCACAGCGCTCAGCGTTTCCCAGGGCGGAACCGGTGCAAAAACAAAGGAAGACGCTCGCACAAACCTCGCTTTGGGAAGTAGTGCTACCAGAGATGCGTATAGCTCGTCTGGAAAAATGTTATCCGAAGGAGATTTTGGGTTAGGCGGCGCAGCATTGCCGACTGGAAATGAACAGGCATGCGGATTTTACAGAGCAATAGCTGGTGCAAGTGGAAATCCTTTAAATAACTCAGGCGTTATTCTCAATTATCAGGTTTACGGCGCTAATGCATTCACAAGAATTGCCACTTCCTATGAGCTACCTGTTCCCAGGATTTTTGTATCAACAAAGGTGAACTCTACCTATTACCCATATTATGAATTTTACACCACGGGTAATACTACAAAGGCCAGCGATGGCACGCTCAAAGCAGCGTCTCCAGTTGCCCGTATAGTGAAAAGTCAGGAAGAGTGTCAACGTGCAGACATCGACGAGGCTGGTTTTGCCTGGTGTGGCTGCGGTACGGCGAACGCCGAGGCTGAAGGGATCAAAATCTCGCGGCTGGATGTTGGGGTGTATGTTCTTATCGGCTCGGCAGGCCTGGCATCAGAAGGTTGGCAATTGCTCCCGCCAATGGACCCGGGTGGAATGGGAGAGCTGGGTGTTGTTGAAGCAGAGCAGACAGAAAGCGGTGGGCTGACGATTCGGCTTTTTAAGCGAAAATACATGCTGAGCGATGACGGGGAGATCGTCAAAATGAAAGGGGAGCCGATGGATGTGCCGGTGAACAGCTGGATCGATGTTCGCCTGGATATGCCAGAGGATAGCATCTGGAAAACAAGAGCTTCCGAAGCTTCTCTTGAACAGACAGAGCAGCCTGAGGACATTCAGCCTTAAAAATTAATAGGCGAACCCAAATTGATCTGCATTCCATTTGAAACTACTGTATATAAACACAGTAATAAAGGGAGTGCAGATTATGCCCCGAATTTCAGATATTCAGGCCGCCTTTATTGCGGCCATAGAGCTTAACCCAAAGGGCTACCGCTACCTGAGAACAGACAGCTTTATAGAAAAGTTGCGTGGTTTTAACTGGCACTTCACCCGAGCCGACGCCAATGCATGGATAGAGCGCAATCAGCCAGGCTTCGCTGACAAGACGACAGACGGTAGCGATAACCGGTACTGGATCCTGAGAAACATGGGGAGGGTCCTCTGATGGGATTTGCATCACCTGCTACCGATTACGTCGAACGCCAACTTTCTCCATCCGTTCTGTGCAACATAGGGGCCGAAAGCAGGGTGCTTGAAACAGATGTTGGGTTTGCAGTCATTGAGCCAGCCACGAAAAAAAGGCCAGGAGATGTATTGTTAATTTTGTGCGACGGCCACACGCAGTTTGCAAAACTGATGGGTAAGTCATTGATCACGGATGATGGCGAGGCAATAGAAGGAACCGCTCTGGAAGAGGTGGAAGTGTTGGGCAGAGTGACGTTCTTCATCAATCGTGCATTAGATGATGATTGCCCTGCAATATAGATAAAGTTCCCCATGCTTCACTGACGAATAACCAGCCATAAGCGGCTGGTTTTTTTGTGTGGTTTGGTCGGAACGAGAGAATTTTAACCTCCATACCATGATGGCATCCTAAAGCTCAAAGGAAGTTTTGCATAATCACTTCTTCAAAATCGCATTCCCCAAAATAAAATTTAAGTGAATGAAAAACATGGAGAAAAATGAGGATGAAAATGCAATAAAATCAGCCAGAAAAACAAAGTTAACTGGCTGATTAATAACATTTAATTGGAGGTTGTCGCACTCTGCTTCTGGAACAGTTCCCGGAAGACCGGGTAGATGTCATCCTGGTCACGAATGTGCTGCATCGCAAAGTTATCGAACATCGCTTGCAGATGCTCATACTCACGCCACAGCGTCTGGTGGGCGCGACGGGTAATTTCAATGTAGCTGTAGTAACGCACCACCGGCAGGATCTTCTTCGCCAGAATTTCATGACACAGCGGCGAGTCATCCGCCCAGTTATCGCCATCCGATGCCTGCGCGGCGTAGATATTCCACTGCGCCGGATCGTAGCGCTCCTTCACCACCTCGTCCATCAGCTTCAGGGCGCTCGACACGATGGTGCCGCCGGTCTCCTGCGAGTAGAAGAACTCATGTTCATCCACCTCTTTCGCCTGAGTGTGATGGCGGATGTAGACCACCTCCACGTTCTTATACGTTCTGCTCAGGAACAGATAGAGCAGAATATAAAAACGCTTAGCCATATCCTTGGTGGCCTGATCCATTGAACCTGATACGTCCATCAGGCAGAACATCACCGCCTGACTGGAAGGCTCCGGCCGTTTTTCGTAGTTCTTGTAGCGCAGGTCGAACGTGTCGATAAACGGCACCCGGTCGATCTTCGCCCGCAGTTCGGCGATCTCTTTTCGCAGGCGCTCCTCTTCCAGCAGTTGTGCCGGCTCCGTGTTTTCCACCACTTTCAGGCTGGTTTCCAGCTCGCGCAGTTCGCGCCGTTTGCCTGCCGTCATCGCCGTGCGTCGCGCCAGCGAGTTTTGCAGTGAACGCACCACGCTGATGTTGGCGGGTACCCCGTTTGCGGTATAACCCGCGCGATGGGTTTTGTATTCGTTGAGCTGACGGTGCTGATTCTTTCTCAGATTCGGCAGGGCCAGATCCTCAAACAGCAGGTCGAGATATTCGTCTTTTGAAATCTGAAAGACGAACTCGTCCTGGCCTTCACCGTCCTGGCTGGCCTGCCCCTGACCGCTGCCAGAACCGCCGCCTCCGCCTTGGGGCCGCTCGATTCTGTCATTCTGGACGAAGTGGTCATTACCTGGGTGCACGCGATGGCGAAGGCCGCCACGCCCCTGATGAAACATCGGTTCGCTGATGTCATCGTTAGGGATGGAGACGGATTCGCCGCTGTCGACGTCGGTCACCGAGCGTTTGTTGATGGCCTCGGAGATCGACTGTTTAATTTGCGCTTTATAACGGCGCAAGAAGCGCTGGCGATTCACCGTGCTCTTGTTTTTGCCGTTAAGACGCCGGTCAATAAACCAGGTCAT